TCCAACGGTGCGCTGGTACTTGCGGGTCGTCTCGTTTCGTACCGCTGTTGAAGTAGCCATAGCGACAGGTCGATCCGGCAGTCTTGCCGGTCCATATCCAGCACGTCTCGGTCTTGGTGACTCGACGGAAGAAACGCTCGATCGGAGGGGTTATCGGTCTACCCATGCGGTGACACTACACCCCAAGTTGATCACCCGTTCCGTCCGCCTCCGGGAACACCCCGGCCGCTGCCGCCAGTGCCAGGATGCGCTGCTGCGGCGAGCCGAGCACGTCGGCCAGCAGAGCCGACCGCCTGCGCTGGCGCTGCCTGCGCTCCAGCTCGTCGGCCACCGCGACCGCCAGCGCCTCGGTGGTGGGCGGCTCGTCGATCATCACGATGCCAGCCGCCACCAGCGCCCGCTGCCTGCCGTCGATGACCGACACCCGGGGATTCATGAAGCCGGGCTTGTTGACCGCCAGCGCCAGGATCAGCTCGTCGTCACGCCAGTCGCCGGACAGCTTCGAGGCCCGCAGCGCGACCACCTTCTCCTCCGGCACGCCGGGCCGGACATAGCCCGCGCACCAGATGCCGAACTCGTCGTCCCCGACGGCCACGTCAGCAACCGCGAGCGAGGTGTCACTGTAGTGACGCAGCGCCCGACGCCGGTTCATCCCCAGGTCGGCGTGCTCGCCGTCCATCGTGATCGGCCCGACCGGCACCTCGGTGCCCTCGGCGGTGATGACGTAGCCGTCCAGGAACTCGGCATACCCGGTGTTGGAGTGCGGCGGCGTGACGCACACGCCGGGGAAGCCGGTGTGGCAGGCGTCCCACGCAGCGATGTGGCCGAACACCCGCCCTTCGTCGGTGACGGTGAGCGGGCTGACCCCGACCAGGTGTGGGTCCTCGAACCAGGCTGCAGGCGGCCTGGTCACCCCTGCCGCCGCAACCAGGTTGACCGAGGCCGCGGTGATCGTCTCGGCGGTGCCGTGATGCTTACGCTGCCCGCGATGGTTGTCCTCACCGCCGGGCCAGAGGCCGATCGCGTCGTGGTGCCACTGCGCGCATATCTGGTTGATGTAGCGCAGTTTCGCCGGGCTGGACTCGCCGATCTCCTCACCGACCTCGGTGCGGCAGCGGTAGAAGTCGCGTGGCTCCCCCCAGCGGATCTTGGCCGCGCCGGGACCGGACACCCAGTAGTCGTGGATCCGCTTGGTGGCCACCGGGTTGGTGACCCAGCCGGGGCCGCGGTCGAAGGCGTCGTCGTCGGTGGTCTCGATGGTCGCGGCGATCGAGTCCGGCGGCTCCTCACCGATCTGCTTGTACATGCCGCGCAGCTGCGCCTTCGCCCTGGCCTTGTGGGCCGGTGGGGCGTCCACCCCGCCACGGGCGCCGCCGAGCGCCCCGGCAGCCGCATGCACGCCACCCCGGTTGAGGGTGCCGGACGGGGTGCGCACCGGCAGCTTGCAATCGGTCTTGTTGGTCGGCGCTCCGTCGTGCAGGTGGATCAGGCAGGCGTCGTGCCACTGCTGCACGCTGTAGTCGGGCTCGGAGTAGTTGCCCCACGGCTTCTCGTCCACCGTGGCGAACTCGTCCTCGATGTCCTCGGCCGCTCCGCACGGCCCGCAGAACGCGGTGACGTTGGCGGCGTCCTTCCAGGAGCCGAGCGCGATGAACGCCTCCGAGAACGCCGGGATGGCCACGATCGCGGCCGAGCAGATCCGGGCGCTGGAGAAGGTGACCTGATTGGCCTCCGGGTCGATCTCGGCCTCGGCGTCGTCGACGTCCACGCTGACCCCGCGCAGGCTGCCGGAGGAGATCAGCCCGATCACCTCGTCCGCCTCGGGGATCATGTCGAAGGTGCCGGACGCCTTCATCAGCTTGCCGTCGCGGTGCATCTCCTTGATCTGGCCGACCACCACCGCACCCTTGTGCTTCTCGTCGGACACCTTCTGCCAGGTCAGCGGCAGCGGCAGGTCCCGGTTGCGCAGCGAGGACTTGGCGAACCGGCGGCCGTCGCCGGAGAAGACGCCCTCGGGGGCGAGCACGCCGTGCCACTCCATCGGGTACATCGAGTCGCTGTCGTCGGCGGTGTCGTCGGCGACGGCTGGCTGCTTGGTCGGTGTCGTCATGGCGGTGTCTCCGAACGTGGTTAGGTTCCTAACCTGACTGGCGAAACGGGTCGGCTCGGCCTTCCCCGGGCGGGTCACACACCGGCAGTTGGCCCACAGTGCGATCGGCGCCCTCGGGTCGCCGGGGAAGCGCATCGGGTAGCCGCCGACGTGGAACGGGTGGCCCACCGGCACCACCTGGCCGTCCGCCTCGGCGTGCGTCTCGCGGACCTTGCTGTCGTGCATGGTGACCCACTCCAGGGTCAGGTCGGCCTCGTCGACGCTGGCCGCGAAGTTGACCGCGGCGTTGACCGCAGCGGTGGCCACCACCCGGATCAGCAGGTTGCGGGTGGCCGGGCCGGGCTCCTGCTGGGTGCGCAGGGCCTTGATCAGGTCGCCGCGCAGCTCGGCCAGGTGGTCCTCCAGGTTCGGGTGGGTCGACTCGCCGGACTCGTCGGTGAACACGGTGCGGAACACCTGCTCGGCGGCGTCGACGATCGGGGTCCACCACTGGCCGTCGGGGTAGTGGGCCAGCGCCCGGTCCACCGCCGGGGCGAGTACCGCGTCGGCCCGCTCCAGCACCCCGCGCTGGCGGGCGGCGAAGGCGTCGCGCAGCAGGTCGAGGGAGATCACGCCTGCTCCATCTCGTGCTCGTCGAGCAGGCACAGGTGCTTGGCCAGTGCGCTGCGGCAGTGCGGCTGTTGTTCGGCGAGCAGCCCGCGCACATAGGCATCCAGGCTGGCGGTGACCTGAACCGGGTCGGCGATCCCGTCCAGGATCTGCGGCACGTTGGTCCAGGCGTCCTCCAGCAGCTTGGGGATGCTGCGCGGATGTGGCTGGACGTAAAGGTAGGTGTCGGCCGCGCTGACCTTCGGCACCGAGGTTACGGTGGCGTTGCGCAGCCGGTTACCGGCCCGCTCCAGGGCACGGAACACCAACGCCTCGGAGGCGGCCAGCAGGGCGGCGGAGTTGGGCGCGACCTTGCCGCCGGGCGGTGCCGCGGTCGGCTGGCCGGGACCAGCGCCCGGCGCGGGCGGGAGGGCCCGGCTCGGATGCTGGTCCAGGCTCGGGGCGGGCCGTGACTCCCGGGTGGGCACCGGGCTGTCGGAGGGCACGTCGACACCCAGCATGTGCAGCGCCGCCGCGACCTGGTCCGGGGTGGCGCTGCCGGAGGCGACCTTGCGAAGCAGCCACAGCTTGGTCTCCTGGTCGTTCGGTGCGTCGTCCTCGTCGAAGCCGGTCTCCCGGCGCAGCGCTATCGCGGTGAGCTCGCCCCGGTCGAACAGCTCGATCGCCTCCCGGGACCGGTTGGGGCGCAGCCGCAGCTGGGCGGTGTCGTAGCCGATCGACTCGTCGGCGGGGATGCCGGGCAGCGGCTCCAGGTAGCCGACGGTGAGCGCGTTGGCGATCAGCTCCAGCATCGGTTCCACGTGCACCTTGATCGAGGACTCCTCGATCTGCCACGCGGTCCAGTGGTTGGCGGCCGAGCCGGTGGTCGCGGTGCCGAGCACGATCTCCGGCGGCATGTCCATCCCGATGGCGAAGCGCCGAATCGCCTCGGAACGCAGCACCACGGCCTGCTGGTCCAGGTCGGACCAGAACTTGATCGGCGCCGATATCTTGCCGAGCAGCTCGTCGGGCACGGTGATGGTGATCGGGACCAGCGCGGCCGGGGAGCCGGGGTCCTTGATCGGGGTGAGCATCGCCTCGGCCAGCGTGTGCATGAACGCCTCGGCCGGGTTGGTGGCGGCGGAGTTCTCCGGCGGCGGCGGGAACTGCATCGACTGCGGCAGCGGCCAGACACCGGCACCGGCGAGTCGGGAGGTGACCTGGGCGAAGATATGCCGGGTCAGGTACTCGATCTCGGTGAGGATCGGCAGCAGCGCCCGGACCGGGGAGTCGGCCTCCAGCTGGTGGTTGGGGTGCGGGCGCCAGATCCGGATCACCACCGAGGTGGCGATATCCAGGATGATCGGCTTGACGCCGTGGCCGTAGCTGAGCAGCCAGTTGCCGCCGGTGTAGCGCAGCTCGGTGACCCCGACGACCTCCCACTTGTCCGCGCCGTCGACCTGGCGCCCGACCAGGAACGCCTCCCCGGCCACGGTCAGGTGCAGGCCGAGCGCCTGCAGCATCTGGGTCTGGCCGTCGGTGCCGCCGAACAGCATCTGCAGGGCGTCGACCGACGGGCCGACCAGCATCGTGTCGAAGCCGTGCACGGTGCGCCGCTGGGCCAGCAGGGTGGCCCGGGACAGCACGTTGCCGACCCAGTTGGCGGCGTAGCGCAGCTCCGAGCAGATGTCGTACTGCCGCCACGCCTCGGTCTGCCAGGACATCGTGGAGCGGTACACGGTGGTGCCGGTGCTCCCGGCGTCGTAACGGACGGCCGAGGCCACCAGGGCGGTCCGGCCCGACTGCGCTGGTGGTTCAGCGCGGTGCTGGCGTGGCATCCTCGGCTACTCCTCACCGTCGAAGACCACGACGATCGCGGCCAGGTAGGAGCCAGCGAGCCAGCCGCAGAAGATCCACCACCAGTAGGCGTAGTCCGACACCTCGCCCGCGGCCAACACTGCTGCGGCACAGTATGGCGCCGCGCAGTACGGGCAGTCCACCAGCCCGGCCCACTTGCCGTCCTTCGTCCACTTACGCCACCGGTCGCGCAGCCAGGCCGAGGGCGGGTAGCTGTCGAAGCAGATCAGCCGGGTGAGCCGGGCGGCGGCCAGCACGCCGACCACGACGGCGGCCACGATCTGGAAGCTGGTATGCGGCATCTGGTTAGGTTCCTAACCGTTTGTATCTGGCCGTGTTCGGGCCATTCACATGTCGGTTGTGCTCCGGGCAGTATCTGATCCGACTGGGGGTGGCCCCGTAGCTGGTAAAGGTCGCGCCGCAGCCGGGTTGCTGGCACACGTGTTCGTCCGGCGGCCGGGACTTGCGCTCGGCCCACCAGCGCCGCCGCACCTCGGCCAGCAGCAGCTTCGACCGCGGGGTCTGCCGGGGCAGCGGCTCGCGGTGCAGCTCCGGCTGTTGCCACGGGTCGAAGCCGTTGGGCAGCGCCCGGTGCGTGGAGCGGTCCTCGCCCAGCACCATCTCGTCCACGTCGTGCACGATCTGCTCACCCTGCCGGAGGAAGGCGATCTCACCGGTGCGCGGCCAGGTCATGCGTCCAGCCGCATCAATTCGTCCAGCCCGAGCGGGTTGCCGATCTCGACCGGCATCACCGCCTTGGCCAGTTCGGTGACCGCGTGCACCAGCGCGTCGACCCGGTTCGGCGACGCGCCCCGGCCCGGCACCCAGGAGGTCTGCTCGCCCTCCAGCTCGTCGAGGTTGCCGACGTGGAAGATCCGCCGCTTCTCATACAGCGCCACCACCGGCTCGGCCCGGATCTCCTTGCCGCGCCGGGAGTTGACCGGCTTGATCCGGGGCGCGATGGTGCCGACCGGCAGGGTGGACTCCAGGGTGTGGGTGACCATGTCGCCGCCGTAGTTCTTCTCCGGCACCAGGCAGTCGGCCTCGGCGTCGGTGTAGGCGTGGTAGGCGGCCAGCGCCCAGTCGGCCGGTGAGTAACGCCCGGTCCGGTCGCCCAGCACGTACAGGTCACGGCGGGCGGAGACGCCGACGGTGATGATGCCGGTGGCATCGGAGCTCTTGTTGGTCGAACCCGCCGGGTCGATGCCGACCACGACCCGGGCCAGCGGCGGCACCTGGTCCTGCTCGATCCGCTGGAACATGTCCCACTTCCACAGCGCGCCCTCGACGTCCAGCAGGATCTCGCCGTGCAGCTCCTGCCTGCCCAGCCGGGTGCCCTCGTAGCGGTCCAGCACGGTGCGCTTGAAGGTGTCGGCCAGGTTGCCCAGGTTGGCGTAGGTGGAGAACCGGCTGATCCGGGTCAGCGGGTCGGCGACCAGCGTCTTCACCCACTTGATCGGGGTCGGGGTGGTGGTGGCGCAGACCCGGGGCGAGCGGCCCAGCCGCAGCCCGAGCAGCATGTTGGACCAGACGTCGTCGATCAGCGGGGTGTGCGCGGGCTCGTCGATCCAGACGAAGCCGAACTGCGGGCCGCGCAGCCGGTCCGGTTCCTCGCCGGAGTAGCACTGGCCGATCGAGCCGTTGGGCCAGGTCAGCTTCTTCTTGCTGGGCTCCCACTCCGGCTTGTTGTCCGGGTGCGCGGTGGCCTGGATGCCGGAGACGCCCTCCACCATGATGTCGCGGATGTCCGGGCCGGTCGGCGCGATCAGCCCGATCCGGGGGGTGTAGCGGGTCATCTGGTGGCTGAACTGGGCACCGGCCCGGGTCTTGCCGCCACCCCGGCCGCCGAGCAGCAGCCAGGTCAGCCAGTCCTCGCCGAGACTGGGTGGTCGCTGGTCGGCACGGGCGTGCGGGAAGTCCCAGTCGCCGTGCGGCTCGCCGGTGCAGTCCGGGTCCGGGCAGTAGAACGGCCGGTGGGTGTCGCGGAGCCGGGTCCGGAGCAGGTCGAGGGCGCGCTGCTGCGCATCCGGCGTCCACTGCCGGAAGGCGTCGGGGGCAGGCCCCGGCTGGCCAGATATGCCTTCGCGCAGGCCGGGTGCCACAGCGGCTGGCCGTACACCCGCACCGCCTGCTGGCCCGGCAGCAGCACCAGGTTGCAGCGGGCGCAGGTCGTCGGCCACCGGACCTTCACCCCCCCAGTATGCGCGGTCTACGAAGTTGGTTAGGTTCCTAACCGGACAGGATGTGTCCCTTGCGCGGGTAACGGGTGTCGGCCGATCCTTCCGGCATCCCCGCCATGATCTCTGTGTACGGCACCCCGGTGCGCTGGCTGATCGCCTCGGCCAGCACCCGGCGGATCCAACCGGTCCGGTTGGTGGCGCCGTCGACGGCCATCGCCGCCCGCAGGTGCACCAGGTAGGCCGCGGTGCAGCGGAAGTGCAGCGAGGTCAGGAAGGCGTCACCGCCCATCGGCGGGGTGCCGCCCCGGGGCTTGGTCATCAGCCGGTCGCCTGTTCGTCGGCGGGCGGCAGCGCCAGCACGTCGTACTCGACCAGGCCCGGCCCGCTGGAGGCGGCGACCGCGGCCACCCAGCGCTCCAGTTCGGCGGTGGTGGGCGAGTGCACCACGATCTCGGTCGGGGCGTCCAGGCCGTACAGGCGGCAGTACCGGTCGATCAGCTCCCGGCCGGTGCGCACCGCGGCCAGGTGCTCGGGGTTCTCGGCGTCGATCGCCTTGCCCCAGACCGAGCGCAGCAGCCGTTCCAGCCGCCTGCCGTTCACCTCGCGCAGCTGCTCCCGGTCGGTGGTGGTGAGGCTGCGGGCCAGTTCCTGCTCCACCGCGACCACCACCTGGGCGGCGTTGGCGTAGCCGAGGGTGTCGGCGATCTCGACGTAGGTGGCCCCGGCGACCTTCAGTGCGACCGCGGCCTGGGCCCGGCGCTGCCTGCGCAACGGGGTCTTGGCGGGCAGCTCGTGGTCATCGGCGGTCACCGGCCCACCACCTCGCCCCGCAGGATCAGCCCGGCCCGATAACGAGGTTCGCAGCGGCAGCCTCCGGCCCGACAACGACGCCGCAGTCGCCGCTTGGCGATGTCGGGCGGGAAGCCACGACCGTCGGGACGGACGATCTCGACGTTGCCGCACAGTGCGCAGGTCTGGGTGGGTTCGGTCATGACAGGTAGTCCTGGTCCAGGTCGGCACCGGCCAGGCGCAGCAGCAGCTCGAACCGCTCCCGGTCACCGACCGCCCGTTCGGTGAGGCGGTAGTAGGCGGCCCGGCTGTTCGGCGGCAGCTGCACGCACAGGGTGGGCCAGTGCTGGTGCAGCAGGTCCTCGGTGTTCAGCGGCTCCTCGGTGAGCGCCCGCAGCGCCGCCAGGTCGCCGGGCAGGTAGCCGGTGCCGAGCAGCGAGTCGGCCAGGTCGATCTCGCTCAGCAGCTCCAGCAGCAGCCCGTCGTCGTAGCCGCCGCGGTCGGCCAGCCGGTTGTCGGCGAGCAGGATCCGGGCCGCGGTGGCGTCGTCCACGTCCAGCCAGACCACCGGCACCTGTTTCACGCCGAGGGACTTCAGCGCCTGCCAGACGTGGTTGCCCGCCAGCAGGTAGCAGGTGGACCGCTGGGCGTAGACCGGCCGGTACAGGCCGTTGACCACGATGGACTCGGTGATCGCGTCGACGTCGCCGTTGCGCGGGTTGCGCGGGTGCTGGCGGACGTCGTCGATACCGACCAGCAACGGGTCCAGCGACTGCTGGAAGTGCACCCCGGTCACGGTGCCACCGCATCCGGCGAGTCGGCGAGGTGGTCCAGGTGCTCGGCCTGCCCGGCCGCGAGCGCGGCGTGCGCGGTGGTGAAGTCGGCGGACTCCCAGCCGCAGCTGCAGACCGCCCGGTAGTGCGGGCGGCCGAGGCGGGTGCCGTCGGCGTAGGCCCAACGCTGGGCGAGCAGGATGTGTGAGCCCGCCGGTTCGTTCATGGCATCTCCTCACCGCAGTCGGCGCAAGCGTAGACCCGACGCACCGCTCCGGTCGGGTCCTCGACCCGGACCAGGCGACCCGGCCGGTGGGTGTGGGCGTGCCCGTCGGCCGGTGCGTCGAGCACGCTGGTCAGCGCCCGGGCGATCCACTCGTTGCGCGACAGCCCGTTGCGAGCGGCCTCGACCCGGCCCAGCAGTTCCGGGTCCAGGGTCAGCTTGACCGGTCGCTTGGTCACGACCGGCCGTCCGTGATCGGCGGCGGGGCGGGGCGGCCGTTGAGCCGCATCAGGATGGCGGCCACGATCCAGTCGTTGCGGGCGGTGATGCCGCGCTGGGCGTCGATGTGGTCGAGCACGGTGGGCAGCAGCCGCAGGTTGATCTGGGTCCGGACCCCTTTGCTGCGCTGCGGCATGTGGAGCAGGATAGCCCCGGTGGTACCAGGATGGGGAGGTCCACGATGACCGAGACCGAGGAGTTCGGGTCCGAACCCGAGCGGCGCGACAGCGGTGACGAGGCCCGGCAGTCGCTGCGGCCACCGGACTGGTTCGGCGAGTCGAACCGGGCCGAGCCAGCCGACGAGCTGCTGGTGGACCAGCTGCTGGCCGAGGGCAGCCGCGAGGAGCCGCCGGATACCGACCCGGAGACGCTGCCTACCGAG